CCCGGAGAACCAGAGACAAGGTCCGCCGGATTCGTGTCCTCGAAGTGAAGGGTCGCCTGATCTGAGATTTCAAAACGAGGCGCGCCCCCGTCCGCGACGACAAAATCCGCCGCGTCGACGATGACCATTGTCTTCGCCGGAACCGTTCCGGAGTCGATTATCGGAATGTTCAGCAACGTGCCGCGTCCGACCTCGTCCTTGAACGGAAACACGCCCGTGTTCGGCGTGTTCACAAGCGCCGCACCGAGGACGTCTGTGGGATTCATCAGCCACACCGGAGTCCTCACGTTGCCGTAGGTCGCCGTCGTGAGCGCACCGATGAGCGCCTTGAGATCGCCGACCAGGGCCGCCATGCCGCCGCCCGCCGTCGCGGGGATCGCCGCGATGCCGTTGAGCAAGCCCGCGGGCCGGATGAGCGTCGCCGGATTCGCGTCGAGCAATACACTGTCAACCGCGACAGTCGTGTCGACTTGAATCGCTTCGCGCAGCACGCCCTCGATCGCGGGAATGCTGTGCTCGTCCATCTCCTTAGTCCACGAGCTGATGCATCCGACCTTCTTCGGCGTAAGAGACTGGCTCGTAAAGGCGCCCTGGCGAACGGGAATGGCCTGCCCCTCGCCGACGAATGAGCCCGCGATCGATGGCGTGCGCGAGCGCGTCGGGATGATGATTTTGCCCGCGCGTCCGAACTGCAGCGAGAGGCCGCGTGCCGCAAGCCGAGTCAGAATGGCCTGGGGCATGAGGGTCGGCATCATCGCCGCGTAGGTCTGCTGAACGAGCTCGGCCGCCCAGCCCGTCACCGTCGTCATCGCGGGCGCCGACGCGGCGCGCAGAATGAAATCGGTGAACAGTTTCGTGCCTTCGTCGTCGCCGTAGATTTGCGTGCGAACCTCGTGCGCGGGTTTGCCCCAGTTCTTCGACACGTAGGCGATGGTGCCCGCGCGCACGATCAGGTCGAGGATGTTCAAATCCTTCTTGCCGATCGTCGACGTGAACAGGATTTCGCCGTTGCGCACGTTCTGCACCGGCGGCATCGCTCCATTGCCGTTCGTCTGGCCGCTGTGGCCGCCGCCGGTCCCGCTCGCGGTATAGAGCGCGGGCAAGTGCTTGCTCGCGCCGTTGCCGCCGCCGGTGCCGTTGCCTTCGGCCGTCTGCGCCAGGCGCTTCTCGGATTCGGTGAGAACGCCGTGCGCCTTCTCGAGTTGCTTGATTTCCGAGTTGAGCGCCTCGACTTGCTCGACCTCGGATTCCTTGACGTCGTTGTCGTCCATATTGTCGATGACCTCGGCGAGCGCCTTGCGCTTAGCGCCGATCTGGGTTTGCACATCGATGATGCGCTGGGCGAGAGACATGACTGTCCTCCTATGGTGCCCATGACTTTTGGCGGACCCGCCGTGTGACCCGTGACGACGGATGACGTGTTCTTGTTTGCCGGACCCGGCAAAGATCACGCCCATCGTTTCGGGAGAGATGTTCAGGCTCTTCGCGATCGCGAGCGCGTTCGGATTTGCCGGAACGGAGACCAGTGAACATTCGACAAGTTCTGTTTGCAGATAGCGGAACGGGCCAAAGAACGGATCGGCCCGATCGTCCATCGGCTCCCTCTTGCCTGCTTTGAAGCCGACGGAGACGGCACGCAGGATTCCCGCCGCGCGCAGTTTGCGAATCTCATCGATGCGCGGTGACGTGCCTTCGGGCGCGAGCTCGAGGCGGCCGCGCAGATCGCGATCGTCGTTGCGGATGCCGTGCCAACGTCCGATCACGAAGTTCGGATTATGGTTAAATAAACAGACCGGATTTTTCTTGAACGATTCGAATGTCCAGCCCTTCGGATCAATGACCTCGCCCAGACGATCGATCGTCGCGTCCGACATGATGTACTCATCGCCGAGATCGGCCTCGGTGATGTGCTGCTTGACGACGAGGAGGCTGGCTTTTTTCTCGTCCGCGTCTTCGGCGTAGTCTTCCCACATCATCGTACAAGCATCTTCGGCATCGCCTTCGTCGTCGAAGCTGTTGCCGATCTCGTCCATGCAGCGATCGAGGAAATCGACTTTGCTCTCGCCGTCTTCCGGCTCGGGGACCTCCATCTGCTTGCTCAGAATCTTGCACCAGAGCGCAATGATGCGTTTGACCTCGAGCTTGCTCTTCGCCGCCTTGTCGCCGGGCTTGTGGAATCCGGGATCGGAGCCAGGGTGCGCGTCGCGCCAGGCCTGAAAGCACATGGCGACGGCTTGCTCTTGCGTGCGATCGGACGGTGCATCGGGCCCGTAGGCCTCGTGCATGCAGCGGCTCATGTAGTCGCTCTGTGCTTCGCCCTTGTGCGGTTTCGGAAGTGGCATGTCTGCCTCCTATCGACCCGACTCGAGAATCCGGATGTCCGGGTAAAACGGATTGCCTTTCCATCGCCACGAATGCCAGCGCGACAGCAGCAGCGTTGCGTTCGGATGCGCGATCGCTCCGGCGAGATGAATCGCGAGCGTGTCGACGCTGATGACTTCGTCCATGAGCGACATGAGCGCTGCGCAGTCGGCGAGGTCGGCGAAATCGTGGCAGATGACACCGGCCTCGCCAGCAGTCGCGCGGTCCTGAAGCTGCAGGCTGTGGAACTCGACGGCCTCGAGCTCAGAAACCCGCGCGACTATTTCCGCGACTGGGAGCGAGCGCGGAAAATCATCGTGCTGCTCGACGCCGACCGACCAGGCGAGACCGACCCGACGTCGCGACGTTTCATGGAGGGCGGAACGCCAACGCGCGACGCGGGTCGGTTCAACGGCGACGGTGGTCCTGGCCGGGACCGAGGAGGGCGTCACCGCAAGCCAGCGAAGGACGTGCAGGAACGAGCAAAAATAATTGCAAGCCTGGGCCGCGATCTTGAGGCTATTCGCGGTCACGATCCCGACTTGCGCCGCCAGCCGTGTGAGCTCGGGCGGCACGACCATCGTGACGTCGGCGCCCATGGCGACGAGCTGCGGCACGAAGCGCAGCATCATCACGGTATCGCCGAGGCCGTGATCGTGCAGGAGGAGCAGCCGCTTTCCGGGAAGCGGCTCTCCTCGCCAGGGTTGTGCCCCGGCCTCGAGCGCCGCCCGCGATGCCGGTCGCTGGAACGGCGGCGAGCGCTCACACTCTTCGAAATCGGCAAAGCCTTCCGGCCAGCGCCCGAGCGCCAGCAGGATCATGCCGCGGTTGAAGCGCGCGCGCACGGTACTGGCGACGGCGATCGCCGCGTCGATGGCGAACAGCGCCTCGAGATTGCGATCGCTCTTGTGCAGCTCGACGGCCCGGCTGAAGCTCTCGAGGTAGCCGGTGATGTCGATGCCATTGACCGCGGTGATCTTGCGCTGTCCGATCACTCTGCCTGCTCGAGCCACCATGATCGATTCCGGAATCGTGCCGTTGCCCTGGACGGCGTAGACCTCGCCGTCCTCGGTGAGACCGCGCCAGCCGCGCTCGAGCTTCTCGGTGGCGATGATCGGGGCGAGCTCGGGCGGGTCCTCTTCGAAACCCGACCAGATCGCCTCCTTGTGCGGCTCGAGCATCACTTCCAGACCGGCGTGAGCCAGGCGACGCCGCGCGGGTCGCGCAGCGCCCAGGAGATCGGCCAGCGCACTTTGACCGCCGTCGAATCTGTCTGGAACATCGACTTTGAGATTTGCGACTGGTCGGGTGCCGTCGGCGCCGTGTCCATGACGACGGTGGCCGCCGTCGATGTCTCGATTTCAGGAGTCGGAGACAGGGCGGCGGCCAGGGCCGCGGGTGCAATCGCAAAAAGGTTGCTGCCGACAAGAGACGAGCCGAGCGTGGTCAGATTTTCAGAGATGTTGGTCAGGCGATACGCCAGGCTGACTGCGCGGCCAGGCGAGCCGACGAGGATATAGGGTCCGGTGCCTGCGACCGGCGCGATCGCGTCGATCAGCGCGGAGATGTCCTCGAACACTGCCTCGAAAACATCGGTGGCGGCCGACGCCGTGAGCGCAGCGAGATTATAGCGCAGACCTGCGGGCCGGATCGTGTCCTCGGCACTGGCATCGAACAGGATTGCATCGATCGCGGCGCCGACCGACTGCACGAGCGCGTCCGTGATCAGGGCCTCGGCGTTGCTACCTTCGATCATCTCGCGCGTGAGCACGGCGACGGTGGCGACCTTGTGCGGATTGATCAGCGCTGGCGTCAGCGCCATCTGCCGCACCGGGATCGGCGCGCCTTCGGCCACGAAAGAGGCGAAGCCCGCGCCTGCGGTCAGGCCTGGCGCCGAGATCAGCTCAGACCCGGCGGTCGTGAGCGTGAGGCCGCGGCGGAATATCTCGGCAGCGGCCGAGACGGGGCCGAGCGCCTTGAGCCCATCCGCAACCACGCGATGGACGAGCTCGGCCGCCCAACCGGCGACGGTTGTCATCGCGGGCGCGGTTGCGGCACGCGTGACGAGCTCGTTGACATCGCGATCAGATGGCCAGCGCTCGGCCGCGACCGCCATCGGCGAGACCTTGCGCACGGCGGCGATCGCCTGCGCGGTGACGAAGCGCGCGAAGAGATTGCCGCGCGGCAGATCGTTGCGGATGAACGACGGCGTTCGCAGCTCCATCGCGGGCATGTTCATTGCGTGTTCCTCATGTAGGCGACCCAGGTCTCCGGGATGTGCTTGATCGGCCAGCCTTCGGCGATGAGCTTGTCGAGCACCGCAGTGACCTCGACGGCCTCGTTGCCATAATCGTGCCAGACGATGATGCCGTTCGGCCGCAACAGCGTGCGCGCCAGGCGGCTGTCGTGTTCGACACCGATCGCGCTGTGATCGCCATCGATGAAGGCGGCATCGAGCGGCTCGAGGTCGTCGGCCGCAAGCGACGTCGATTCCTCGATGATGATGCGGAACCGCGGATCGGGCGCCGCGTACATTCCGGCCCGGATCGGGACCTCTTTGCGCTGGCACTCGAGGCGCGTTTCGCGGCCGAACGGAATATCGATCCCGACGTAGAGCTTGATCGAGGGCGTCAGCTTCAGAATGTTATAGGCAGTCTTGCCGAGATTGACGCCGAACTCGAACACGACGCGCGGCTCGACTGATGCGATGAGCTCGCAGACCAGCGCCGACTCCCGCGGGTTTAGGAAGTCGATCGCCATCATTTGTCCTTGATGACGAGCTTGGCGCTTTGATCCATCAAGCGCCCGCCTTGGGTCGTGATGTGATTTGTGAGCGTGTAGGTTGCGCCGGTCGTGCCGCCGCTAAGCCAGATCACGGTGTTCGTGTCAGTGAACTCGTTCTTGTCCGTCGTCAGCTCCGGCGGAGTATCCCAGAGCGAGCCGATGATCTTGTCCGTCCCCAGTCGCGCCGACCAGTCCAGACCATAGTCCAGATATTCGTCCGGGTCCTTGTTTGGCCAACTTAGCATC